CATCTTTTTCATAACTATTTTGACTTATTCTTCCTTCTACTGCTATTAACATTCCTTTATAAATATACTTTGCTCCATTTTCGGCAGTTTTACCAAAGCATGTTATTGGTATAAAGTTTGTATCTTCTTTGTTAAATCCATTTACTGCTATACTTACTTTTCCTACATTTCTTTCTCTTCCTACTAGTTCCATTTCTTTTGTAGCTCTTCCTGTTAAAATAACTTGGTTCATTTTATTCATCTCCTTATAAAACTTGGTAATTGCATTTCTATATTTGGTAAGTATCTTTTATCTTTCACAACTTTATTATTTAATTCTGCTATAGTCATAGCACTCATAATATCTATCATATTTTTGCTCATTCTTTGATGTTGTAATTCTTTCTTTTTAATATTTTCTAGCATATTTGTTTCTTTATCACTTATGATTACATATACATTTACTTCTTTAGTCTGTCCAAATCTCCAACATCTTCTTATTGCTTGATAAAATTGCTCATAACTATCACTTAATCCACAAAAAATCATATTGTTGCAATTTTGCCAATTCATACCAAATCCACATATTGAAGGTTTACTTATTAATATTTTTACTTCTCCATCACTAAATCCAGTCATTCCTTTTTCTTTATATTCTGGTGGATCACTTCCTTTTATTTCATACCCTTCAGGAATAGCTTTTTTTAATTCTTCTGATTCATAGTTGTAATCACACCAAATAAGACAATTGTCCATTTTCTTTACTAATTCTTTTATTGTTTCTATTTTTTCAGGAATACTAGATTTCCTTGCTTCTCTTCTTTCTCCTAAAGTTTCTGCTGGGATAACAAATAAAGTATCAGTTTTCCATTCTTTACTTTCTAATATTACTTTATTTATATTTAGCTTTGGTAATTTATACATTGAACCATCATAACCTAAATTAGAAGGATTATTGATTAATATTGCCCACTCTGTAATCCACTTGTAAAATTCAAATTCACTATGTCCTTTTAATCTCCAACCATTACCATGTGAAGCATCATTAATAAAATACATTGCTAACATTTCATTCATAGTCATTACATTTAAAAATTCTGCTTGATTTCCTAACTCTGTATAATCATTTGGAGATGGTGTTGCACTACAACTTAATTTATATGGTGTATATCTAAATAAGTCTATTAATTCCATTGTTGTTTTCCCTGAATAAGACTTTAAAATAGATGACTCATCTAGACATATCCCTATAAATTGACTAACATCAAATTTATGCAGTTTTTCATAGTTTGTTATATTTATTCCTTCTTTTATATCTTCTTCATTTTCTATTATGTTTACTTTTATACCAAATTTATCTCCTTCTTTTGCAGTTTGTTTACTTACTGATAATGGTGCTAATATTAATACTTTTCCATTAGTATGTTTTACTATTGCCTCTGCCCATGCTAATTGTTGAATTGTTTTACCCATTCCTGTATCTTCAAATAATGCACATTTTCCTTTTTTTAAACACCACTTAACTATTTCTCTTTGCCAATCAAATAAGTTTTTATTTAATTCTTCATCTTTAACTTCAAATCCACTATCTACTCTTTTTTCTTCTTTTTCTTTTAAAAAACTTGAATAATCACTTGAATAATCACTTTTGTTATAGTTATACATTATGACACCTCATATAATTCATCTTGAAATAGTGATTCTTGTTTGAAGTCATCTGCATTTTGACAATTAATAACTGCTTGATTATAGTAACTGGTTTTTAATTCACATCCTATTGCTTTTCTATCCATTTTTAAAGATTGATATAATTCACTTCCAATTCCTGCAAATGGACTTAAGACAACATCCCCTTTATTACTCCATAACTTAACACATCTCTCTATTACATCTAGTTGTAATGGACATATATGTTTTTCATCTCTTTGTTCTCTTGCACTAGTTTTTTGTAATGTATTTGATTGATTTATGTCCATCCATACAGGACTAGCATATTCTTGCCATAAATCAACTGGGAATGTATCATCAGTATTTGTTATTCTTTCTTCATTTTCTCCAGCTTTTCTAAATGTTAGAATGTAATCTGCAATTCCTTGTCTACACATTGCGCTATCTTTTTTTATTTGCTTATGTAATAGCCCTAATGCTTTTGTTCTTTGCATTGCAACTACTGGATCTTTCCAAATGGTAACTCTACTATGATAAATGAATCCAACTTTCTCAAACATTCTTATTATTTCCCCAGGGAAGTCAGTTAATCCTATAAATCCATCTTTCATTTTAGAAGTAGGTAAATCCATACAATGAACACTAACTAATCTTCCATCTTTTAATATTCTATGAAGTTCTTGAATTATATAATCAAAATGATGATAAAATTCTCCTTTATTTCTACAATTTCCTAAATCTCTATTACTATCACTATAAGTATATAAATCTACAAATGGAGGACTGAATATTGAATAATCTATGCTATTATCAGGTAATCCTTTTAATACTTCACAACTATCTCCATTGTATATAGCAAAATTCCTTCCTATATGTTGATTTAATACTTTTATATCTTTTGTTATTTCTTTTATATCTTTATTCATATTTAATTACTGCATCTCCTTTTTCACTTATTATTATTCTTGGCATTGCATCTGCATCTATTAATCCTTTTGAATTAACTCTTACATTTTCAACTTCTACTACTTTATCATTGTAATTATTCATTAAACTTAACCAGTTCTTGTAGTTCCTATAACTAGGAGATAGACAAGTTCTATATGTCTTTCCTGTGTCATATTCTTTGAAATATACATAGTAGAACTTCCCACCATATTTACTATTCATTTCCTTAACCCCTGTTACTAGCAACTTACTTAACATCTTCCCCTCCAACTACATCTTCAGATTTACAATAAGGACATCTTATTTCTTCATCTATAATCATTGGTGTATCAAATTCTTTTTCACAATTTTCACATTGATACATATTACACTCTCTTTTCTAAACTACTTATTGCATCTTTTAATTGTTCTATTGTCATTTCATTATTTGAATCTACTTCATAATGTTTTAGCATTCCTTCATAATCACAATTAGTTTCTAATACCAGATCATTTAATTTACTCATTAATGCTATCTTTTCCATTGTTTCTTCTTCACTAGGTAATTTCTTCCCTGTTAATAATTCATAACATTTCATATCATATTCATTTGCTTTGTTATTTAGATACCAACTTACATATTGATTATCTTCTTTGATTACCTCTTGCATTGTTTTTCCTTTATGCTTTCCAAAATTAAAAGTCCACTTTTTAGCATCTTCTTTTGTAGCTTCTTTATTTATTGTTAAACTTTGTGCATCATCATCTTCAGTTGCTAATCCTAATGCCATTAGTAAAGAGTATCTTCTACAATAAGTTAGACTTGAACCATATTCTTGAACAGGATTCTTTATTCCTTGTAATGTTGCTTCTACTATTTGACAACCTCTATGTTTTTCTACTTCTTTGTCTTTTACTAAATATGTAATAATATAATCTTTTTGATTTATTTCACTTGTTTCTATTTCTTGATAGTATCTAATATTATTTTCTTCACAATATCTATTAATATCTGCTAATTCAGTATATTTGTATCCATATCCTTCAGTTCTTTTTGCTATTGTGCTTTTCATTTTTACTTTTCATCTCCCTTAATTTTTTTTCCATTTGTTTTGTTTTCACATACATTCTTCTATTGTCTATTGCTAATACATCACATCTTTGTAGAAGTTGTTCATTTATTCTTCTTTCTTTTTCTAATTCTTTTGTTAGTTTGTCATTTTCAATTTGACTTGAAATTGCTTCTATAAACTTTCTAATCATAAAATGCCTAACCTCATATCATCCATAATTCCATCAAAGTCCAATTCTTCTTGTTCTTTTTCTTCTTTTAATTTATCTATCTCATAATGCAAATCTTCTATTATTGCTATTAAATTATCTTTGGAAATAAAATATTCTCCATCTATGTCTTTTATTTCATAATTAGTAAGTTGTTCTTCAGATATTCTTTTAAGCATTTCATATTCATTTTCAGTTAATTGATTCATAATAATACCTTCAACTTTCTTTTAAATTCATCTTTAAGTTCCCATTCTCTTTGTTTTATTGGATCAGTATAAACTCTTCTTCCACAATAATTGCATAACTTATATTCCAAATGTTCCATTGGATATATTGTGAAAGTATGACTACATTTACATTTATATTTATAGTTACTTCTTACTTCACTTAATTTAGAATCATCTTTGAATCTATCCCTTTTACTCATATTCATACCCTCTTATATTCTTTTCCATAATTGTGTTATGTGTCTTTGTTCCATGAACCACTTACCATATTTCTTTTCTAGATTTTCATAACTTTCTCTTTCAAATTCTTCATATGGTTTTCTTATACCTTTTTCTTTATACATTCCTACTATTCCATGAACTAATATACATTTTTCTTGGTGCTTATCTAATTCATCATATTTGAACTCTTTACCACATAAATTGCATCTTACATAGTAGATATAGTCTTTTTCTTTTTCTTGAATTGTTTTTAAATGATATGTAAGTTCATTAAGTCTAGGTGCAAATGTATAATTTGCTTTTAGAAACTCATCTAGTTCTCTTGAAACATCTTCATAATCATATTGTTCTAATGTAGTTACCCATTCATCCATTATTCCTACACTAAAGTTTGTGTTAGGATAATTTGCTCTAATCCTATCAGTAATAATTTTTATTTCATTTTTTTTCATGCCTTACTCCTTCCAATAGTTTTCATATTCATCTTCTTTCTTTCTAGGATGATGTTTTTCCCAAGTAATTACTTTTTGTTTCCAATTCCTTACTTTGTTTCCTTTGCTATCTATCCAATTTCCTTCAGTATAGAAATCATAAAAGTATTGATAATCTACTTTATTGTGTCTTACATTTAGGCAATAATCTTTTATTTCTTCTAAAGTAGGTTTTTTAAATTTTTCCCTATATATATATTTATTATTTAAGTTATTTATATTATTAGTATTTAATTGTGTATAATTTTCCAACATTGGTTTATCCAACATTGGTTTTTTAGACATAGGTGTTTCATATATGTCATAGTTAGTATCAGTTAACCTTCCTTTATCATCTCTATTCCTAGTTCTTGTTAGATAACCATGTTCTTCTAATTCTTTTAAAGTCTTTCTTATTGTTTCTCTACTTTCTTTTTTTAATGCAACTAATCCCATTTCAGTAAAGTCCCAATCATCAGGTAAACTTAACATTGTTGTTAATAGTCCTGTTGCTCTATAACTTAATTCTTTATTTTTAAAGACATTGTTATCTATAGTTGTATAATTGGTTTCTTTATGAACTCTAAATACTGCCATCCATCCCTCCTAGTATCTAAATAATTTATAAGTTGTTAATCCCATAAGAATTGTTATTGTTCCTGCAGTTACTAGACAAGTTAATGTTCCTGTTAATGTAACCATTTCAGATCCAAACAATGCTATTGTTACTATTGCAAATATGTATAGAAAAAATGTTGTGAACCATACAAATTCTTTTGCTTCAGTTCTTTTAGCTTGTTTCTTTGCCTTTCTTAAGTTTTCCATTCTTACTTTCTTATAGTTATTATTTATAATTTCCATCATTTTTTTATCTTCCATTTCCCTTTTTCTCCTTTTCTTTTTTTATTTACTTTCTTTTTTAAATAATGTGTAATAGTCTTTGTCGAAGTATTGACATAACTTATCAATTTCACTTATTGTCCATTCAGTTTTTCCTGCTAATCTATTACTTATTGCAGGTCTACTCATTTCTAGTAATTTAGCAAGTGAAGTTTGTGATTCTCCTTTTTTTGCCATTTCTCCAACAAGTTCTGGATAATAAACTTTCTTCATTACTGCTCCTTTCTAGAAAAACAAAAACACCACCTAAGATTTAGTATCTTAAGTGGTGTCTAACTACTTTCAATTGATATTATGTTAACTACTTAAGATACAATTATAAGTTGTTTATGTTCCCCTTACACTTACATCATACAATACCCATTTTTTATAGTCAACAATTTTTGCAATTAATTTTTTTAGTTTACACATTAATATTTTACAATGATGATTTTTTATCAATTTAATCAGTTAATCTTAACAATGAACCCTTATATCCTTATTAATATATAATAAGGTTTATAATTAATAATCCTATTATATAATATAATAAAGATATAATATACTTTACAATTATTTCTTTGATCTGCTTCTTTTTTAAATAATTTTGTTTTCTTTTTTCTATCATCTTGTAGTATTCTATTTCAGTATATAATTTGTCTTTGTAGCAATATTCAATGTTAAGTAATTTCCATCCCATAGAAGTATAATCTCCAATTCTATAGGGTGGTGTAGTATTTCTATATCTTTCTAAAATACTGCCATCTCTTTTTTGATAAGTTACCTTCATCATTTCCCCTACTCCACCTCCTTTTTAGGGGTGGAATATTTTACCATAAAATTGATTATAAATCAAAAAAAAAGAAGTCAAATTAATGACTTCCATTGTTATATAACCACCTATCATATGTAATAATTGCAGGTGTATTTTTTATGTATATTTTAACTCTACCAAATTGTATGGTCTGAATTTCGGCAGTTGTTCTATTATCTCTATATGCATAAATATAGTATGATAATCCTCCAAATTTCTTTGGATTAAGATTACCTATAGCATTTCTCTTAACAGGTTGAGAATCTAGTCTATAGAATGCCCATTTGTCATATTGTGGAGGTAAATTAACATAGTTCTTATTTGTTGTAGGTGCTTGATGATAAATCTTTGGTCTAAATGCTCCTCTTAATCCTGAATAAGAAATATTTACTTGATTAAATGCTCTTGAACCATTTTGATTTTGTCCTAGAAATACTCCTGTTCCATTTCCATTGTCTTTTCTAAACATTGCTACATGACTATAAGGACATGGTCTTGAACCTTTTTGCCATATTGCCCAATCTCCATCAACCATTTGATTTGGAGCTACTTTATCAAAGTATTTATTGAATCCTAATCTTTCAAAATTATCCCATATAGAAGTTGCATAACCTGTTGGACTACATATAGATTTCTTTCCTATGTTCCATCCTAGAACTAATCTACAAAATGTTTTGAAACCATCTACACATTGAACTCCATAAACACCATCTTCATCAAATGCTTTTCCTATAACTTGCAAATAAAATTCATGTGGTGTAGGCATTATTCATCATCCTCCCTTGTTACTTCTTGTTGTCCTTCTTCTTGTTGCATTGGATTGTTTTCATCAATCACTAAATCTTCTACTAATTCTTCAAGCATTTCTTTATCCATTGTTATCATCTCCTTTATCTTTTTTAGCAAAATAAAATGTGAAAACCATTACTATAATAGTCATCACATCATTAGCATCAAACTTATTTGTTATTGCTCCATATATTAATAATCCTGTTAAACATAAAGTTACAATTGATTTCAAGTCGATTAATTTAGCAAATTTATCTTTCATATTAACCTCCTATACTATCTTATATGTTTGAACTTCTTTAACTATATCTTTAACAAAAGAATTGCCTTTTAACTTGAAATAAAGTTGACTAGACAATTCTATTGCTTCTAGATCATACTTATGTATTTCTTTTTTTTCTTTGCAATTATCATATATTTGTAAAATGTCATTTCTTAATGAACATTTAACACCTTCTATTAAAGCTAATGCCATCCTATAAAATCCAAGCAAAACACCTAATAAGAATATAATCTGAACCCAATATGTAGTTATTAATTTTAACATTTCTCTTTTCCTCCCCTATTTATATCCTAATACTCTATATATTCTAATTTCATTTGATGCACCTGTTGTAACACCATTTGAAGTAAAATTAATATAATATGCTTTTTCATTACTAATTGATGTGCCTGTTATATAAATTTCTCTTGTTAATAATTGTGGTGTGGTTGACAAAGGACAAAATACAATTAAACTTGCATAATTAGTTACCCCAACTATTATTTTTGAACTTGTTAATCCACCTTCATTTTGTGCATGCCCTTTTCCATAAATTAATTCTATATAAGTATAGTTTTCTATAGCATCACTTAAAGTCAATGTATCTCTACTACCAGATGCATTGTTATATAAAATTGTTGGTTTCATAACTGCACTTGTTTCTACTGCATTTAAACTAGGAGCATTTGTTGTATGGTCATCACTTGTATTAAAACTATCTATTATATGTCCTTCAGTTTGTGCTAAAGGGACACTTGATACTTTCTTTATTAATTTCATATATACCTCCTAATCATGTAATTTTGTATATTCTATTACTATAGATAAAGTCCAATTGCTAAATGCTCCATCTATATTCATTATTACTGCAGTTGTTGATATTTCTTGAACTGAAAATGGATATGGACTAGAATTATTCATAAAATAGTTATAATTGTTTGATGTCATACTTGCATATATATTTACTACTTTCCCTATATCAGTTATTCCATGATTAATATATTTTTGTCCACTATTACCACTTGTAGATATTAATACTTTTCTATATAAAGGTTTTCCATTTATCCAAGTTCCTATTACTTTTTCTTCAGTTGAATAATTTAGAAAATCAACATTAACTTCTTCAAATCCATTTGGTATAGTATCTTCATTATCATATCCAATTACACCATCAGTAGGTATTCCTGAACCTCCAATAGGTTCTCCATTTAATTCTATACTTGCATCTAATTCAGGAAAGCAATTTACTCCTACAGATCTCTTTAATCTATCAAAGTAAACAATTGGAATACCTCTATCTAATGTTAAGTTATATGTTGTTTGTCCTAATAAGTCTTGAACTAATACTTGAACATCCCATTGATAGTTATTGTCTAAATTTAATGTTGATGTTACATTGTCTTGCAATGTTACATATGCTCCATAACTGCTATCAGTTACTTTCTTATATCTTGTTTTTAATGTTATTGTATTATGATTATCTAGACTTGAATAATTAGCATCTACATTTATATTTGTATTTGAATAATAATTATTTTCTCTTTGTAGGTCGATAATTGCAGTTGGTAATTCCCAATTTAGAACTTCTAATGCTAATGTTTGTGTAGCAGTAAATCCTCTTGAATCAGTTAGAGTTACTATTGCATTTGTATCACTTGCTACATTTATTTCTCCAATATTAAAAGTGGCAGTTGAACCACTTAATGTTGTTGTATATTCAATTCCATTTATTGTAGCTTTAATACTACTTAATGTTGCATATTTATATGCAGTTGCATTAGATACATCTATTTCTAATAAACTTTGATTTCTTATTATTTGTTGATTATCTCCTGTTATTGCAGTTGTTGTTGAATTAGTATCTAAATAACTTGCATCAAAAGTTGGATTAGCATCTGCTACATTACACCAAAATACTACTGATTTAGTTCCTATTAAGGTGCTTCCATTATAAGTATCGGCAAATATTGTTCCCCAACTTTTCTTTTCATTTGGTATATCTTCGGCAAAGTCATTAGGTATTGTCCATTGACAATTATCAGTTACATTAGTTGCTATTGTTCCAGATTTGTTATACCAACTATATCTAACAGTATGTGTAAATGATGTGGATTTTCTATTCATATGGATTGTAAATGTTCCACCTATATCTCCTACATCACTAGTTGTATTTGGATATGTAATACATGAAGGTTGACTTGCTCTTGCTATTGTAGTTAATGCAGTCCAATCAGTAGTTAATCCACTTGATGCAGGTGCATAAGCAGATGAACCTCCTTTAGCAAAATATACATATGCATAACCACTTAAAGTTCCATCATCATTATGTGTTGCATTTATTGTTCCACTTGTTGTTTTTGTTTCTCCTACTCCTACACCACTAAAACTTATACTAGAAACATATCTATCATAATTTTCTCTATTATCATGCCAATATAGAGTTAATGTGGAATTAGAACCTGCACTCCATCCAGAACTATTTTGTGATGAAATTGATGCCGATAGAGTAATACTAGATGTGTTATTTGCTACACTAGTAGAATTCTCTACAAACTCAACATATAATCCATAATATGCTCCATAAGAAGCATAGATATTTGTATATTTTGTTGCACTTGCCATTAATTACCACCTCCTGCTACACTTACTAATCCTATTCCATCATTTACTAGAGTAGAACCATTATATACTTCTATAGGTATAAATCTTAATTTATTACATAGAGTTATTTCTTCTTCTACTACACTCTTTTTCATATGAAATTCATCTTGTGCTACCCAATAGATTTTATTATCATTTCTATCATATCCTGCAAATCCAACTTCATTATTCATTAATACATAACTACCATCTACACCATACATTTTTAGTCCATTTTTATTTAGTTCTGCTATTAATGTATTAGATTCATCAAAGACTTCAATTCTACCATTTTGATTTAAGTTACTACCTAATTTTAATGTTCCACCTTTTATCATATCGGCAGTTAAATTAATAACATTTATTTGTTCCATATTTAAAACATTATCTATTGTCCATGCACTATTGAATTGTCCATTTATTCCTGTATTACTAAATCCAATACCACCATTATTTATCATTATTACATTAGTAGCATTTTCTTTTGGTAATGTATCTACTATTAATATCTTATCTCCTTCATATATTACATATGAATCACTTAATGCACTCCATATTTGTGAAGTTGCTTGTTGTAGTTCATTATTCAATGTTACTTGAATTGTTGCAGTTGATTCTCTTATTACTTCATCAGTTTTTCTTTCTATAGTTGTTACCAAGTTAGATAATTGTGGTGTAAAGTTACCAAATTCTAATTGTTTATATTGTTCTAATATGCAATCATAATCATATGAAATTACATGTGTTAATAGGTCAATTCCTAGTCTTTCATCAGTAACTTGTATTGTATCTCCTATATCACTTATTTTCTCTACATTAGCACTTAAACTATAATTTACACTAGGGACTTGATGTTCTTCTACATAATGAGTTGCTTGTGCATATAAATCTTCTACTAATGCTTGTTTGTATGCATCTTCATCTAAATTTCCATCTTCATCTCTATAGTTATCTTCTTCAATGTTATCTTGACTAAATGATATTGTTTTTGTAAATGGAACTACATATGGATTTAATGCTTCTACATATACACTTACACTTGAATCAATTGCATTTAATAATATTCCATCTTTTCCTACAGGCATTAATTTTGTAACTACATCATCCCAATTATAAGTTGCAGTTATGTCTTTCAGATTTTTAGCATATCTTATTGTTACACCATTATCTTGTCCTATTGAATCATATATACCTATAGTCCAATTATCTCTTACTAAATGTCCACCCCATCTTTCTAAAACAACTTGTATTGCTTCATATAAAGATTTTCTTACACATCTAAAACTTGCTATGTTAGTTACATTTGAAATTGTAGTAAATGGACTTAAATCACTTGTAGCATTATTCAAGTGGTCTAGAGCATCATTACAATTCTTATCAACTACATAACTATCTTCTATTAAGTAATTAACACTATCATAGAATACATGATTTGCTTTTATTTTTATTTTGCTTCTAGTCTTTTCTACATTAGTTATTCTAAATGCTTGTTCCCCTTGTGGTGTATTAGCAACAATAATATGTCCTGATACTAAATCATCTATATAATCTAAAGGAGCTTCTACACTTAAGTAAAATGCTCCATTATCTTCTTTATGAACTACTGCTCTAGTAGTCTTTAATACTTTATCTCCATTTGTTGTATATACTTTATCTAATGTTTGAAATATCTTTAGCATTACAACCACCTACTATACATTGTTATATTTGCACTTGTTATTGTTCCACCTAGAGTAATTGTATTATTTCCAGATTCTAATTTAAAGTCATCATAATCTCCTGTTACTATTCTATTTAGTAATGTTCCATCATTAGGATTATATGCTTCTAATTTTTCTATATCTATTTCTATTTCAGTATTATCTCCCATTACTATATTAAATACTTGATTTCCTTCTAATGATATTGTTATTGTTCCTGTTCCTTCAATATGTAATATAGGTTTTGAATAGATATTACCTTTATTTCTTACAATGTTATCTCCACTTACTAATGCAATTGGTGTTTCATTTACTTCATACTTAAATGGTTGACAATGCATTGTTATTGTTGCAGTTTTAAATTTTAATAGTTTTTCATAATCTATTTGTTCTAATATTTCAAAATTATAATATTTATCAGATTCAGTTGAAAAGATTATTGTTCCACTTTGATTAAAATAACTCATTATTTCATCTAGATCATAACTCCCATACAATCCTATAGTCATTTCTTTATCATATGCACTATAACCTAATCTTGTAACTATATCTCCATCTCTACCATCTATTTCTTCAGTATTTGTTCTGATAGATGGTTTTGTTATTGGAGGCATTTCATTTATTGCTAATCCATTTATTGTATTTGAATTAACACCATTTATTATTACATAATTTCTCATATTACACCTCCTATGTATAAATAGTATCAGTTATTGTTTTTACAACAAATTTGCCATACTTTTCATCATCCATAACTATATCCATATCTTGTAATGCTTCTTTCATTGCACTTGCCATTAGTCTATAGTTAGTATCATAAGATACACTTGGATTTATTGTTGGATTTACACTTGCTTCTATTCCTGCATTTAATTGTTTCATTGCTACATCTACATCTTTTAATGCTTGTGGTATTCCTTCTTCAATACCTTCTCCAATTCCTGCAGTAATGTTAAGTCCTATTGTATCTCTCATTAAAGTTGATGGAGAATGAATACCAAATATCTTTTTGAATTTAGCAGTTATTTGTTCTTTTACTTCATTTACTTTATTATTCAAATAACTTCCTATTCTACCAAATCCATCACAAATTCCTTTGATGATATTCTTTCCTAATTCTCCCCAATTTGTATTAGCAATGCTATTTCTAAATCCTGTTACTATTGCTCCAATAATATTAGGTATTGCAGTTAACATTTGAGGTATTGATTCTATTAATCCTTTTCCTAAAGCTAACATTAATTTTAATGCTGCTCCTATGATTTTAACTATCATGTCAGGTCTAGTTAATGTTTCTACTATTCTTTGAATTATTTTAGGTAACATTGCTACTAATTGAGGTATAGCATCTACAATTCCTTCTATCAATGCTACTAATAAATCAATTCCTGTATCTATTATCATTGGTAAATAGTCTATTATTGTAGTTACTATTGTTTCTATACATTGAACTAATGCAGGAATTAATTGTGGTATAGATTGAATTATTCCTTCAACTAATGCAACTAATAATTGAATACCCATCTCAATTATTGTAGGTAAATTTTCAGTTATAAATCCTACTACTGCATTAATTATTTGACTTATTGCATTTGATATAGAATCCATATTAGAAGTAATCATACTCAATAATGCATTAATCATATTTGTTATTGCAGTTAATAGTTGAGGTATTGAATCTAATAATAATTGTGCTATTTGTGGTATTAATGTTTGTATTAAAGTTACTACACCACTTAATATACTTGGTGCAAGTTGTATTATTGCATTTCCTATATTATTAAATACATTTGTTAATGTTTCTGCTAATGCTTCAGGACTACCACTACCATTTAAGAAATTATCAAATGCTGCTTTCATTGAGTTGATAGAACCACTTATTGTTTTTTCAGCTTCTAATGCAGTTGTTCCTGTTACACCCAAATTCTCTTGTATTACATGAATAGCATTATATACATCACTTAAGTTCTTAATGTCATATTTAACACCTGTTAATTTTTCAGCATCTGCTAATAATCTTTCCATTTCAGTTTTAGTTCCACCATAACCCAATTTTAGATTGTCCAAAAGTGTAAAGTTTTGTTTTGCAAATCCTTGATATGCATTTTGGATGCTACCCATATCAGTTCCAAATTTATTTGCATTATCACTCATATCTCTAAATGCCATATCAGCTACATCTGCTGCTTTTGCAGTATCTCCACCTAGTGATTGCAATAATGATGCACTAAAACTTGTAACACCTGCCATATATTCATTTGCACTTACACCTGCAGTCTTATAAGCATTTTTTGCATTCTCTATAACTTTATCAGCACTATCTTTGAATAAGGTTTCTACACCACCTAGATTCTGTTCTAGTTCAGCATAACTCTTTACACCTGCAGTTACTAATCCTGCTAATGCTCCTCCTATAGCAGCACTTACTTGCATCATCTTTTTAGCAACATCTAATGCTATTTCTCCAACTTTCTTTAAGGCAGTTGCTATTTTACTTAAGTCTATTCCACTTGTTGCTTTTAACTCTTTATTCATTCCTTTTAATGCATTTTCACTTTTAGCAATTTCTACACTTAATGCTCTATATTGTTCTTTTTGTTCATCAGTAAGACTAGAATAACTACCCATTTGTTTTTGTGCTTCTTTTAATGTTTCTAATCTTTCAGTAGTTGCTTTTATGTTGTTTTTTAATACATCTTGCTTTTGTGCTAATAATTCAGTATTCTTTGGATCTAATTTTAATGCTTGATTTAAACTTCTTAATTCTGCATTAGTGGAAT